CTATTGTACACTGTTTTTCCAGTAGTTATATGAATACATACCCTGGCACAGGGTTCAATGCGGATATATGATTTATACCCAAAATAATCAATCAATATAGTCATGTCTCGAATAGTTACTCTCGAATCGCCCCGCAACTTACTTTTCGCAGTAGATAAATTTACCTGCCAGATATCCGCTAGTTGTTGATATGTTAAATGCAATTTTTTCTTCATATCGCGCAGTACATCTATAAGATTTTCCGTTTTCATTTCAAATATCCCTCCTATCAAAACAGGTCTCCCATCTTGCTCTTGGTAATGGTTTCATCCGTAATGCATGCATGATTTGCCTTACTGTCACTGTGGGATAATGTCCATCACTACGCAATCCGGCACGTGCATCAAAAAATTGCTTAAATCCTTCTGCAAGATATATGCTATCTACCAACCATGGGTCTATCTCACCCCACCAAGTTCGCTTTGTATCAGGGTCGTATCTTTGCTGGATAACTGCCAATCCCAGATTCTCTATCAAATATAAAGTACATTGATCATATACCGGATGATCACAAGCATATATAACCCCATACATAGATGTATAGTGCCTTGGCTTTTCATAGTGATATCTCATGTTTTTCAAACTCCTTATTGAAATCGAGACCGTCCTTATATCGCGTAACCATGTTCAGAGCATTGCTGGTGGTAATATATATCATTTGAGGTTCTATCTTTTCTGGCACATGCCCAGACAACTTACATAATGTTTCTTTTGATTCTTTGCTTATATTCATTATGTTCTCCTCCTAAAATGAAAAAAAGAAAGAGCCCTTGCCAAGAGCCCTCTCTCATTTTGGTTCTGTCTTAATTACTTTCTTTTAAAACTTGTAATTTCACGCCACGCCTGCTTTCCAGATTCAGTTGAAGCGATATTTCCTTCAGTTTCAAACTTGACATTTGTTATGACCCCCCAGATCAAAAGACCAGCATTAGCCAGTATTCCAAGTCCTGTCAGAGCATGTCCGATCCATCTACTGTGCTTTTCAGATTTATCTGATTCAGCTTTAAGTGCAAGCTCAGCTTCACTCTTAGCCCTATCAGCCTCAATCTTCTCAAGCTCAATGTATTTGTCGGTAAGCTCTCCAATTCCTCGAACTGCTGGATTGTAGTCTTCTGAATTCATATCGATATCATTCAAAGCATCAATCTCTTCCAGAATCTCGCCTTTTAACTTCTCCTTAACTTCCTGCATAGTAAAATCCTCCTTAAAAATATAATTTTCCTACATTACCATAATAGGGCCTGTTATTTGCGCGAATCGTCTCTGAGCAAAATGATACGTTTCTTGTCCAATAAAAGTTTATTTGTTGGGATCATAACATGTACTGAATATTGTTCTGGCTCATTCTCTGGGTCTGTCTGTTCCATTGAAAAACGCCCATATACACTCTTCCTGTCGCGTATATAATCTACAATACAAGTTACTACAATAGTTCCAAAGACTATTGCCACACAATCCAACCACCACATACTATTTCCTCCTTCCTTGGGTTATATAAATATAACTTGTTTCTCCGTCACCTGCGTACGGAAAAAGAAAAGTGTAAGAATCGAACTTACAACCTACAGTGGATAAACCTCTGTTGCTCTGCCAATTGAGCTAACTTTTCATTATAGGAGTTGTGATTTTCGCGAAAATAAAAAGAGGACCCCATGTGGAATCCTCGTCTTTTCTACTTACTATAAATCTTCTCTTCAAGTCCCGCTACCGTTCCCTGTAATTCTACCAATGTGTCTGTAAGTAACTCGATTAATTCGTCCTGAGCTTTAACCTTAGTCTCCAACTCGCTTACTTTCCCAATTAACTCGCCTACTTTGCATTTTAACTTGATATAATTATTCTCGTCCATAATAGTTTCCTCCTTAAATGAAAGTTTATTGTTTCATTATAGGAGTTGTTATTTTCGCGAAACTACTTTAAAACTATAATTTTTCTAACTTTCTTCTCACCGTCAAAGTATTCTACTACCATAGTTCTATCCATTATAATCACCCCTTCCATTCAATATGTAAGGCAATTATAATACTGAATAAATATAAAACAAGACTTGACAACAGAAAAAAACAAAGGAGTTGCTGTAAAAATCCTTAGCAACTCCCGCTTTCCAACTAATACCTAGTACTAAAAAAGTATTTCATATGTATGACTATCGTTGTCATAATACACAAGCATTTCAAAATCATACTCGTCAAAAAAGATCTCAACCTCCAAAGAATTTTTACATATTTTTGTGAGCTTTGTAGTTGTTTTTCCCATCCGGGTCAACGACCGTTATCCCCCAATTATGTGTGTTCTTTATAAAGTTCACATCAAAAATTTGAATTTCTTCAATGTCTGGTATATTTAACCCAAGACTTACATACCTATTCTCCTCTGATACCAAAATAGTTGACACGTTAGTTTTTACTTTCATAACTAATCCTCCTTCGTTTTTATCGAACCTAATGGTTTCATTATAGGAGTTGTTATTTTCGCGTCTTATTTAATATCCAGAAGAACTTTCTGTATCTATCATAATACGTATCTTTTGAACAAGGGATGCTCATACGGGTAACCAACGTATTGTACGGCACCCCCTCTGTCACACCATATAAAATATAATCAGCAAGTTCATCGTCCGCCTGCTCAGCTGCATCTCTTACAAGATCCATACGTTCTGAGAAAAACGCTTTTGCCTCAGCGCACTTCGCTGTCGGATCACCATGCATATACGTTCTGCCTATACTTGCAAGCGCATCTGGTCTTTGACTCAATCCATCTAATGAAATATAAGCACTGTGCCATATAGGATACTGTAAACAAAAATGCTTGAGTTCATAGTATCTGTGCTTTTCAATCCAATACTTACTATTTTGGGAAATATCAGCTCTTATTGTAGTACTCATATCTTTCGTTCCCCCTTCCAAACGTAGCCTGTGTCTTCGTATAATTTCTTTGGAGAAATATAGAAGTTGATACGTCCATGACTTATCCTTAGATCATCCAGTTCTGTTACAACTTTTCCATCTCGAGTCGCTATCCCTATTGGTAGCCACCCTTTGATAATCCCAGCACGAACCCAAGTAGCATCTTTATGATATACTTTGGCTGCCACAGCTACCGGGACCGATCCAGCTGTGAATTCAATTATCTTTTCTTCTGTACCATCCATCTGAGTACCTCCTTTCACCCACAATTCTAGGCTACCAAATACCAGTTTGTTAAACGGACTCAAGTGGTAAAATTTTCCAGCTATTTGTCTTTTCCAAAATCTTTCTTCCATTCCTTGATGGTCGTCTCTGTTGGATAGTCCTCAAACCCTAAAGTGTCCGGCGTGATCAGTCCTTCGACTACTCCATTGATAATCTCCGCCTCATATTGTTTGAAAGGGAAAATATCTTCGGTAATACTTCTGTGCACTTTGCCACAAACCCTACACTTGTAGCGCTTTATGTCTATATATCTACTTTTATGCCCCTGCAACCGTACTATACGCTTGATTTTATCGTAATATCGTAGTTCTCCCCCACATTCTGGACAAAATTTTGCTCCGTCAAGAATCATAAAATACCCCATTTTTCTAATCTAGGATACGAAATAGAACCCTAAATTTCGGCAATTGTACTAATTGTAAGATCGTACATCTTAGTATATGCTAACACCCACAATCTTACTCAGAGAGGAGAAATAAAAATGCTTATAAAGTGTCCTGAATGCGAACTACAAGTGAGTGATAAAGCAATGAATTGTCCACATTGCGGATATCCCATAACAAGCAGTACTCCTGTTAGGAAAACTTCAAAAAAGAAACATCCGAAACTGCCAAATGGTTTTGGACAGATCTCGGAATTGAGTGACTCAAGACTTAGAAATAAATATAGAGTAATGGTTACCGTAGGACGGGATACTGTAACTATGAGATATAAGACAAAAATACTAGGCTATTACCCAACATATAACAAAGCCTATGCTGCCTTGGTGGAATATAATAAAAATCCGTATGATCTGGATAATGATATTACCGTTGCTGAATTATATGAAAAATGGTCCACTCAGTATTTTGAAGAATTAAAAAGCCCATCGAGTGA